TGATCGAATACCAGTTATCGTCAGAGTCTTGATAGGCAAGAGTGTAGGTGCCGTCGATTATCCCGTCCTTCACATCCAGATCAGACGGGAAGGTTGCCGGAACCACTGGCTTCGGGGTGGAGGCGGAAAACGGTTTTAGCAATCGGCCCTCCAAAAAATAGGGGGATGGAGAACTCCACTGGCCCCCCATCCCCCACGAGGAGGTGTGTCTTTTTAGTAGTGCTTCGGCCCCGCGCTTCGCTTCGGCTTTCCGCCCGCCTTCTTGGGCTTCTTCTTCGGCTTCTTCGGTTTAGGCATCAGGAGGCTGCCAGTGAGACTGAGTAGCGAACATTGATGGTGTCCCCGGCTTGCAGGCCCACTGGCGTGCCAAGAACGGCCCTGGCAACCAGCCTATTGTATGTGCCAGCGGTTGTGTGGCCCATGGTCACATTGTTCGTGAACACCAGCGAAACGGACCCGATTGTTTCGGTCGCAACGGTAGCGTCTCTGACCCACTGCGCCCGCTCGTCCACCACCGAACTGCCACCCGAGAAGGTCTGGTTTGTGGCGGTCCAGGTGGTCGTCCCGGCTGCTGGCGTGGTATTAGCGTCGCCAGCGATGATGTGGGGTTGCGCCAATAAACCCCACTTCTGCCTATTGGCATCTACAAAGTTAGCAGCCGTGGGGGCGGTGTGGATCACCGGAGAGGTGGTGCCATATGTGTGCGCCGCATCGGCAGCCACTGTGGTTGTGCTGAGTTGCACAAAGTAGGCAAACGCATTGGTACCCACAGTGTCGTTGTATGTGATCGTGGGGGTTGCTGGGAAAGCCATAGCACCAATGATGCTGTCGATGCCTCCAAATGCATCTGTGTCCCCAGGCAGGCCATCGGCAAAGATTTGAATCATCTCCTTGGCCCACTCAAGCGTCAGCGCGTTTTTGATGGACTCCCTGTAGAAGCACTCGCCAACTGAGTTGAGGCACTCCACATCAAACACCCCACCAACGACCAGATTGGCCTCCGCTGGGGGCGTGCCTCTTATCACTTCGATCTTGGCCTTGTCACTGGCCCCCGCGTTACTGTTCATCTGCCCTCCTTTAGGCCAGTGTGAGTTTGAATGTGATGTTCAATGTGTCCGCACTTGATACTGATAGGCTGCCGCCCCCAGTGAGCGCCGAGGTCGCTATCAGGGCGCCCCCGGCTCCCGAAAGATCCGTGACCAGGAAGGCCCCGTACACGGTCATCGGGTCACTGTTCTCTGTGAATGTGGACTGTTTGGCCAGGGCCGCTGGTGGGCCAGCAGTCACCGTGTCTGCGAGCCAAGCGATCCTCACATATCCTGTCGCAGTTTCTTCGGTCCAGCCGCTATGGCTCGCCATTGTGTCTGCCACACTGAAGGTGGGGGTGGATCCAATCAGACCCAGAAACAGCGAGGTGTCGTGGGTGCCCGGAGAGGAAGGCTTGACGAGGCCCAGGATGTACACGGCGCCCACGGTGGTGAGAGCGTTCTCGCTAGTTGCGGTCTGCTTCACCTCACCATGGGGGCCAACCACCTCGTATTCCAGGTAGCCGCGCTCCTTCATGGTTGTGCCCGCTGCCGTGCCCCGCTCAACGGAAGCATTGGCACTGGCTCCGGCACTTGCGTCATTCATTCCGTTAGTCCTCCCGTATCCTTAGTTTGCCCGTACCCAACTGGAAGGTGTCGCCGTTGTTCACAGTGCGAGCAACTTCCAACTCGTCCCAGTAGAGCAGATCTCCCACCAAGCCATCTAAAGTGCTCCACACGCCAATGTGCGTCACGGTGGCAGTGGTGACCGTGGGGCCGCCAGGGTTGTTGAAGGTGATGTCGGCCCAGGTTAGCAGGATGCCGTTGGTGATCTGCACGGCATTGGGATTGCCGGGAACAATCGCCGGGGCGGTCCACTCGGTTGTTTCAATCGGCACCCTGGCCAGTAGCCACTCCGTGCCGTCTGCGGCTGTCGTCACCGTGCCATCGTTAGCGGGGCCTGCTGTGAGCAGGTTTACATAGACGGTCCCGAATGTACTAAGCCCTGACACGGAGGTAAACCGAGTCAGTGTCTCAGCGCTAATCGAGTTCATCTTCCCTGTCACAGCAGACCCCCACTACTTATGCTGGCTCGTCAACCGAAGCCACACGAACAATGCAATCACCGTCCATGCGGATCGCGTTCATCCCGATCTGGTGCCACATTTGAAGGGCATACCCACGCTCGGGAATCTCGTCGAACCGGATCGACATATCAGCGTTCATGCCGAAGATGCCGCACTGCTCCGTGTAGAAGTAGGCGTAACGAACCGGAACCCCACCCTGCACGATGCTGTAGGCTCCCGCTGGACCCTGATAGTCAGCGCCAGTGTCCGCCGCATCGGTTCCAGCAGTGAATGTGGCCTGCGGAACAAGATTGGAGAGACGGAACTCAAAGCCCATGAACTTGAAAGCCTCGCCATTGATAAGCGGCTTGCCGTCATTGAAGTCAATGCTGGTGAAGCGGGTGTCGCTGGCGTCAGCCATCAGGCTGTAGAACTGGTCCGGGTGAAGCACGCAGATGTAGCGAGTTCCCGGCATCAGAGCGTTGTTGGATTCAAGTTTCTGACGCGCTCGGATCAACTTTTCGATGTTGAAGGGAGTCACGCCAACAGAGGTGTAGTCTCCGGCGGTAGCGGCAGCCGTGAAGTCAACGCCAGCAATCTGGATGTCGTTAGCGGTATAGGTGGCGCCGGGTGCGGCGGCTACCGCAAGAAGCGGGGTGGTGTCGTTGTTGGCTCCCGAAGAAACCAAAACGCCAGTCACAGTCGCAGCGGTGGAGTCTGCTGGGTAAGCATCCGAGTACTTCCGAGAGAGTTTACACCCAACCTCAAAGCCCTCGTAGGCGTCCCGGTTCACTACAGTGCCGTTGTCTCCACCAGTGGCAATAGATCCGTTGGTCCAGGTAAAGTCGCCCGTGTAGCCAACGGTCTTGTTCACCGTCACGCCTTGCCCGGTGCGCTGTTGAACCAGCACGGCCTTGGAAAGGGCGTCCAGGATGATCAGATCCTTCTTCCGGTTGAAGATGGCTGCGAGGTTGCGGAGGTACTGCGAATCGGGCCGCACGGCCTTCATCAGCCCTTGAGCGTCACGAGGATCGAAGAGTTCCGCATACTCGAACCATTGAGGCTCGATCATGCGGCGCTGGGTGTCGCTCGCCCCATACACTGCGTCAGCAGCGAGGACGGTATCTGCGGTAACATCACCATTTTTGATGCCGTAGAGGCCACTGCGGGTACGGGTGAGGAGATCGTCAACGCTCTTCTTGTCGAGTCGGTCGAATGCTTTGACCTCGCCCTCGATGCTCTCACGCTGGAGAGTATCTGAGAGCAGAGAATCGAACTGCTGGATCTGGAGGCGCACCGCGTCGCTGTATGCCTGCTTATAAAGGTTGGAAACCTTATAGTCGGCGCCAGCGGTTGTGGAGTTGCCCGTCAGATTACCAAGATCGTGCAGTGAGTTGGTAATAGCCATGGTGGCAGATTCCTTGCGTAGTTTATTGTTTTATCAAACTACGAGAAGTTGTCCGACACCGGGCTTCCCTTGGCTCACACGCGAGCCCCTTCGGCAGTCTTTCCTGCGGTCAGCCCGGCCCTTAGGGTTATCGAACAGGTTCACTCTATCAGGTCTTACACATCTTCGTAAAGGGGGAACTCCTGGGTTTCTTTGAGGCGGGGATCTGTTATCCCGGCAAAGCCCTGCTCCATGAGATTGGACTGGATTCTCATGTACTCCTGGTAGGCTTCCTCATAGTCAGGGTGGCGCGGATTGTTAACTGCACCCTCCTTGAGTAGTTTCCTGGCCCGCATGGCCAGAGAGTTCGCATTGCCCTGAGGGGCTCCACCAGCGTCGGCTGGAATCGTATCGTCTGCCATTTGTTCTCCAACCTTCATGAATAGGTCCAGTAATCTAGGGTTCTTATTGAGCCCAGTGCTCTCCAGGAGAGCGCCCACCTCTGCGTCGTCGCCAACAATGTGGCGATAGGTTCGTTCCGCCATGGCCAGTTTTGAATCGAACTGGTCGCCGTACTTCTTCCTGGCCTGGGTGGCCCACTCCTCCTTGGTGGCTTCGAGGAGGGCTCGGTGGCTCTCCATCTGGGAGGACGCACCAGTGGCCACTGTTCCAATCAGGCTATCCCACTGCTTTGAGGTGAGCCCGGAATCCAGGGCCTGCTGTCTGAGGCCAACCAACTGGGACTTGGTTCCAGCGTCCATGTCCTCTGGCACCCCATAGCCCTCAACGCTGACCGGGGCGCCCATCTTGGTGTAGAAGGAGCGCCAATCCTCAGGGGAGGCGTCCTCGCCTGGAACCCTGGCACTTCCGCCCATCTGCCCCTGGAGGGCTTGATAAGAGGTGGCTAGGTCTGCCACGGTGCCAAACTTCTCCGCCAAGCCTGCCCGGCCCTCGAAGTCGTCTGGTAAAGTTTCATTCAGGTCGCTCATTCAGTCCCCCCTCGGAGTCGGTCACCCTCGCCAATCATTGCAATAATACGCCAGTAGAAGGCCCTCTGGCCATTCCGCTTGCTCATTCCTATCGGGCAGATGGGCACACTCTTACCAGTTTCACGGGCCTCCACCTCTTCCGGCTCAAGGGAGTGCATGGCCCCACTCAGCGTTTCCATGTACCCCAGCACCTTCTTACCGAGATCGCTCTCGAATAAAAGACATACATCAATAAGCATGGTCTTATCGTCCACGGTGTACATGGAGTCATTAACCTTGTTCATCTCCTCGTTACCCAATCGGTGGTCCTTCCGTCATGCCTGGAAGGGCTGGCTCTGGCGCCATCCCCTCTGGGCCTCCTCCTTGTGCGGCAGCAATCTGTGCCGCTTGTTGTGCTTGTTCCATCATCATTTGTTGGGCCTGTGCCTGCGCACGGGCCTCCCTCCGCATTGCCACCTCTTCCTGTGTGCGGAATATCTCCGCTGGCACATCGGCGGTCCTTGCATCGTAGGCTGTTATAGCGTCGTAGTCTATATCATCCAGCCAAGCGGGGTCTTGGGTGGCCTGGAATAACATGAGCCGTCTCTCCAGGAAAGCCTGAACCTTGCTCCCGCCGCTCGCTTTCTGCGCAGTGAAGACGGGACTCTGGTAGTGGATGTTCACATCCACGCCCCCCTCCACAATCTCTTGCAGTTCCGGTAGGGCGCCATTCCTGCTCATTAACTCCACCACGGCGTCAATAAGAGGGGTGAGGAACTCATGGCTCATCACTTCCGCTGGGCTTGCCATTTTCTGGAGCATCCTGCTCTGGCGGAGCCTGCTCTCCTCAGCGCTACGGGGCTGGGTCTCAGGCTCGTCAAACACCTCACTCATGAAGGCTCGACCAATCTGGTCACGGTCTAGCCTCGCAATGCCGTCAGCCACCTCGTACTTGGAATCACTCTTCAGGTAGGTGGGGTTCATTTTTATGGGGGGACGGGTCACCATGATCCCGTTGGGCGAGAAGTCGAGGGTGACCATCGTGTCATGCTCCACCATCAATGGGGGATTTAGATCTTTACCAGCAGCAATGAGGATCTGCCTACGCAACTCATTCACGCCCTTTGTGTCTGGCCGGGCCAAGTGCCCTCTTCCTCGCCCATAGGTCTCACCGTCAACCACCATCCAGCGGCTGATTATATAGGGGCAGAACTCAAATCCACCCTCTCGAACGATCTCCGGTCTGGGCCCCAGGGACAGGAACTGGCTCACCCAAGGCTTCTCCGTGGCCGACGAAATGCCGCCAGGAACCTTGTCCTCGTTCTCGTAACAGAAGTGGAAATACTCCACCGTGCCCATTCGATCTCTCTCAAGCATCTCCAGGCAGGCAGAGCCCGGCTTGCCATCAAAGAACTTGAAAGCGTCAAGGGCTGGTAGTTCAAACACCCTCGCCATGATAGTCGGGGCCTGCTCCGCTCCCGTAGCCCACCACATTCTGCTCACCGGGACAGCCTCGAAACTGAGGCCACCAAAGGTGGAGCCAGAGCGGTTCAGTTGGGGGGGACGCTCGTTCACGAACATGGTCCCATTACCAAGCACGGCAAAGTCCCGCAGGAAGGCCGTGGCCTGCATATAGAAGTTGGAGCCCGAGAGGGCCTCCAGGATCTTGGTGGAGGTGAGGTCCAGAATCTCTTGCACCTTCAGGTCGTCAGTGAATGGGGCCGACGCCTCCAGTTTGAGCCAGTCCAGGTTGCCGGGGATCACTGCGCCCTTGATGAAGTTGACGAAGGTGTCAGCAGCCTGCATGGCCGTGCTGTCAAATACCGGGGAAACCCTCCGGCTACCAGTGCTCTTGGTGGTGGTGATATCCCCACGGAAAGG